TGCTTCTGCCATGTTTATACTCGCTTAGGTTACGATTTGCCTAATGATTCGCCATTAGTAGCGGTTGCTTTTACCAGTGCGCTCTGTTTTTTTATGCTGTTGCTAGACTAACTCTGAATCTGTCGGACTTATTCATCTCGCCGATACGTTTTGTCATTGCATCGATACGCTTGAAATTAATATTTGCATTGGCTTCTTCTGCATCAACCTGAACCGCCATACGTTTTGTCTGTGCGTCAAACCGTGATACTTCGACCTTAGCCTGGTCTGTCTGTGCGGCATTCGCAGCTTTAAACTGGTTTGTCTGCTCGCGCATGATGAGTGCATCGCCTTTCTTATTCTCGGCTTGCGCTAATACCATGTTTGCATCAGGTTGTTGGCTCTGTTGTGCTTCCTGAACCCACTGCATTTCCTCTTCGTTCTCAGGGTCTGCATCACGATAGCCGCCTAATATCTCCATCTTGCGTGCGTAATCTCTGACATCCTCCATACGAACGCCACCGATAAGCTGGGTCTGCTTCAGGATGAACATACGGGCTAGATTCGGGTCAAGTGTTGCCGTGTTAACCGCCATCTCACCCAACTGGTCAAAGGTCTGCTCTTTCTTCGTGTTATAACTCTGAGAGATGTCAGAATAGACCTCGAAAGCCGCGCCGGTCAGGTCGTTCATCACGACTAATTCGCCAGTATCACGGTCAACAACGCTCTCCATCAATTGAACAGTCTTGCGTGTTCCGTCTGGTGCGGTAACCATCACTTGGCGTGGTGCGTCATAAACTTCTTTCGCCATGCTTGCAAATATCTGGCCATCACGGCGAAGGGCAAACTTACGATTCTGCTGGTAGACGATAGATTGCTCGTCAAGACGTGCTTGAAGCTGTGCAACCGCTTTGCCGGACAGGTCTACGTCTGCTATATCCTGCGATACATTAGCCGGTGCAACGTCACCTACAGCCTCTCGTGACAGGTTAATCGATTCAACAAGGGCAGTCGGGACGTTCTGCTCGGGCATCTGAGCAACCGCGCCGATTGGAAGATCTGAGCCGTCTTCTGCTTTACGTTCTTGCAGTAAGTAAGGGTAGTTATTATCTGCGCCGTTATCCTCATACATCCCTCTGAACTGACCTAATTGCTCAGGAAAGAAGATAGGCTTAGGTCGTGGACTACGACTAACAATATCTGCTAGGTAAGACATCTGGAAATTGCGTAATCGTTGCGGGTCTTTAGCTAGTCGAGTGACACCTTCGTAGTGCTCAACGCCTTCGATGTAAGCGCGTTCACCGTATTGACGAACAACAGGGATTTCCTCGCCTGCTATCTTGTATGTCTTTAAAACTCGGTTACCATTAGCGATATACAGCGTGACTTTAAAACGCTTAATCGCTTTCTCACCGACAATCTCATAACCCTCATCAATCAGCTCATCCATAATCTCAGACAAGGCTGACTCTAAAACTTTCATCTCCTGACCGAATGGATCAGCAAGGGTCAATACTTTGTCGTTGACCTTCTCACGATGGTAGAAACGAACGGCGTAGTAAATCTCATCTTTGCCACTCACCCACGGGAATGAGTAACTGTGCTCAGGGTCTTTAAATACCGCTGTATCACCCGATTCACATGAACCTGTTAACTCTTTTGCCAGCTTCTCCATGCCATCTTTTGAGTACGGAACAAGCATTGACCAGTAATCAGCATCGGACTTGTCGATTAGCTTGGCCGATGGGTCGCAAAATGACGTGTTGTTACCCTCATAAACAGGACGGCGTTTGATAACCTGGTTCTCATCACCAACGCTATTAGTTTCGTATTCGGTATAAAGCTCCCAATCAGCCACACCACATACAACACATTCCTGATTAGCATTGTCGTATGCTTCGATACTGGTATTCTGACGATCTACGCTACGATAGATCCCATCTAACAACTCGCTGTCATCGTCTGATGTTTCGGCCTCTGGTTCAAAATCAACCTGAATAGGATTAGCGCGTAAGTCTCCGATAATCTGACGGCCGGCCTTACGAACGACATTGAACTCACCTTTGTAACCAAGTGATGATTCGCCAAGCAAGGTATCGTCCCACTGCGTCACCCAATAGAACACTAAATCATCAGACGCACGTTCACGGACTATCTTCCCGTGTTCATACGCCTTGTCGTGCAGCTTTTTAAGCTTTTCTATCGATAGCACTAGCGCTTACCCATTACTCGTATAGGACGAGGGAGGACGGCTGTTGTTGTTTGTGGTTCAATAAAACGCATATTCATCATAGTGCCGTCACCACAGTTGGGTGAAGTGAATTTAAATTTAGTTCTCATAACGTCTTTGGTATAAAGCTCAAGTAGGCCAGCGCCATTCGGTTTAATCGGCATACGGCATAACTCAGCACGTAGTTTGGAAAGCTCGGTAATATCGGAGCTGAAACTGATTAACGTGTCTGGATCGTAATACTCACCGTGAATAACAGCTCTATAAGTCCTGTAAACCCTGCCTCGCAAATCATCGTAGTATTGAGCACGTTTATTCTTTACTGCGTCCTTAACCTTTACTTGATTGGCTATCGGTGCACCTAATGCTGGGCTATGAATTGACTCAGGGTTATCTGGTGACTCACTACCTTTAAAAGCGACTAGTTTTGTCGTCTTGCCTTTGAAATACTTTGATATACTTTCACCGAGAACACAGCCCATACCGTCTGCATCCCATGTGAAATAATCTGCTTGGTTCTGGATAGCCAAGTCACAAGCCCATCGACAACCTTCGTTCACATCACCAGTACGCATCAACTCAACATGCGTGACCACTGAGCCATGACGCAATACGAAGCTACGGGGGTCGCTACCTAAATCACTCGGGTCATGACTGGCTATCTTCGCGCCTAGCGGTTCAAATCCAAGCTTAGTGTGAGCATCGATACAGGCATCGAACCATTCGGCAATAATTAAACTGTTTTCAACAGAATCGTTGTATGCAAAACCCCATATGTGGTCGTACATGGCTGTTGTTAGGTTTTTCTTAGCCCAGAGTCTTTCCTGCTCTAATCCTGACTCAAGAAACCACGGGTTATCGTGGTAGTTCATGACGACAATTAAATGCAGGTCGTCCTCGTAGAAACCATCACGATCAAGCGCGTCCTGAAAGGGAACAATAAACCGTTGACTAAACGGGTCTTCAACTGAGCCAATGTTAGCCGTGAATATCATCTGGACATTAGCCAACTTGTTCTCAGCTAATTCGGCTAACTCGTCCGGTGTTTTAGGCAATCCCTTATTCGGCTTATTCCGTGCTGTAGGTGTAAGAACCTCAATCGATTCTTTTGATAAGAACTGCGCCTCTTCAACATGAAAACGACCAAAACCACTGGCAGACTTAACACTGTTCACGTTCCTTGCAATACCGGCAAACTTGAACGCATCCTGTCCGTTATAAGTGATATGTCTCTGGGTCTTATCAAACCCATCAAACTCTAACCGCTCACACTCTTCAGCAAGTAAGTTCTGTATCGAGTCCTCAATGCTTGACTGGAACTCTCGCAAGCACATTGATTTAATACCGTAGTCCTTAGCGGCTATCAACCCATGATCGGCTGCAAATACAGACTTCATTGAACCACGACCACCAACCAGGATGACGAATCGTTTATTACTGGTTAGCGCTCTCTCAGCTTTCGCGCCGATATAAACAACCGGTTCTTCGTCGGTAACATCCCATGAGCCAGATTCATTCGATAACGACCTGATTAAGCCTTTATCTGGACAGACGACACCAACAACGGTGTATCTGTTTTCCTCTGACCTTCGTCTTAACTCTAGCTCGACATCAACGGCTAGTTGTTGTTGGGAATACGCCATGCTCTTTGAAGTACAATAAATCTTCCTCGGTCTTCTCGCTTAGATCGACTGGGTTGATATTAATATCTGATTGAGTTTTATCTGAGTACCCAAAGTTATGAAGCGCAAGTTTAGTGATTGCTGAATTAAGGTCACCTTTAAGCCCTCCGTTATACAATGCAGACTCCTGAAATGTAGCTACAAGCTTTAACGTGTCGGAAAAAGGATGCTCTTTATCACTCATCCAATCATAAAGTGTTGATTTGTTTACCTTTAATAACTTTGCAAGTCCTATCATGCTGGGGATGATATCTTCTTGCTCCTTGTATCCACCCTCAATGTAATCCTGAGCTTCCTGGATCATCTCCTCTTTGTAGGATGTTGGTCTTCCAGTCATATCAATGATACTTCCCGTTATTGGGTTGCCTTGCTTTTCTTAGGAGGGTTCGTTGTTTCTTTTCTTCGGCTAGTTTCTTGCCGCCATCGATTATCTTTTGACGGCTGCATTCTGTGTAATGTTTGTTTTTTAACATCGATTACCTATGAATTTAAGCACTGCCAGTAAATAAAGGGAGAGGAACTGTGCAGCGGCC